TACGCCGCTCAGATTCTAACTGGTGCCTCCACCAGGTTGTTATCGCTTCGCGCTCCTTCGCCAGCTCCGCATACACCTCCGCATGCGTCATTGTATCTACTATCATAGTCAGACTCCTTTCATTTTGTGGCCCCGACAATCAGCCATGCAATCATTAGCAGGAGTACGGCGATGGCTGTCCATCCGCATCCCTTGTACGCTTTTTCTGGTTTGTTCATTGTAAAGAGTAATTTTCAATTTTCAATTCTCAATTTGTCGGTCGTATAAGCCTGTTTATAAAGTCTTGGCTTATACCACCGACAACCATGTAGTGCTCCAGTTGTAGCCGGTGCATTTCTGCGACCTTGTGGAGGTGAGCTTGTGCATCGAGTCCGGCACCGCGTTCGATGCCGTCCCTCTCCTCCTCCTTAGCCTCCTCCCATATCTTCCATTGCCAGAGGATGCTTGCCGCCTTGGGCAATGCTATATCCTTCTCAATTATTAATTGGAGCAGTGCCTTGTACTTTTCCTTGTTCATAGTTCATCCTCCTTATTGCTTGGGTCATAGCTATAATTTTCTATCAGAACATTAAGAGCCTTAGCAAGTTCTTTTGCTCTCTTTGGTGTTAAAACAATGGTTGTTCTCGAAGAGCCCTCTTCAGAAGATTCATAATGAGTAATTCTGATGTTATGCTGCGTTGTCTCTAACTCAGCCCAAGGCAATGATGCAGCAGGGCGGAATAACTGAATTTTTGCAAGTTCATTCATATTGTTGAGTAATTAACGAGTAATTAACGAGTAATTGTCGAGTTGAATAGTGAATGAGGGAAGAATTACTCCTCACTCTTCCGATTTCTCCTTTCGCTTCACGTCCTCGAAGAAACGGCCACGCAGATACATGTCTTGCCGTTTCTCGGCTGTTGACATCATCAGCAGCAGGAACACGAAGCCTACGACGTTAATCACCGGCACAAATGGATAGACTACGAACACAAGCCACATCCATGCAGGATATTCCGCTTGCTTGTCGGTCTTCTCGTGCGTCTTCTCGTCACGATAATATACGCAATTCAGAATCACGTAATCGAGTATGAGTGCCAATAGCACCCATACCCAATAGAGCCAAATTCCCGTAATCATTTGTTCATGATTTTAGATATGTCCATAATCATGCCGTTGCCGCCGACAATCTGCGGCATCTTGCCGTCCCACTTCTCGATCATGTCCTCTTGCACAATCATGGGCGAGAGGCTTGCCGCGATGGTTCGGTTGTAGTAGGCTTCAGCGTCGGCCTTAATCTTCATGGCCTTGGCGTTACCTTCTGCCTTGGCTACGGCTATCTTTGCGTTTGCCTCGGCCTCCTTCACCTCGTTCTCAGCCTTCAGAGCCGACTGGATGGCAGCGTTCTTTGCGTCAATCATCGTTTCCAACGACTTCGGAGGGTTAATCTTCGACGTGAACTCCTCGACCACGAAGCCCTCAGCCAGCAGCGACTTCTCCAGACGCTGACGCACGTCGCGCTCAAAGTTGGCGCGGTTCGACATCAGCGAGTCAGATGTGTACTGGTTGGCACACGTTCTGTAAGCCTCGTAGATGCAAGTGCGGATGTACCCGTCTTCCAATTCCTTGATGCCCACGCGGTACTTGGTGAAGATGTCGCAAGCCTTCTCAGGATTGATGCGGTAGGCAATCGTCGGGTCCATCTCGAAGAGCGAAGCGTCCTTTGCGTTCACCTTGATAGTCTCGTACTGCTTGCGCTGTGTGAATGTCGGGTAGGTGAACACGTCCGTCGTGATGGGGTTGTAGAACACCCAACCTTTGCACGTTCCTTCCACTCCGCCGTAGTCCTGCTCCGATGCGCTCCACTTATGGAACATGATGCCCACTTCGCCAGAGTCCACAACGGTGCAACAGGTCGTAAATGCGATTGATACTAATGCAATGCTTATGAGAGCTACTGCCAGAACTCGATAAATCTTCTTCATAGTTCCTTTTAATTTTGTTTATTAATACTTGCCTTGCGGCTTCTTGTTGTCTTAATCTTGCCATAATTTTCAATGTTCAATCCTCAATGCTCAATGTTCAATGTTGCGCCCCTTCGTATCGCTCATACAGGTCCAACGCCATCACGATGCACTGTATCGGGTCAATCTTACATGATGCCGATTGGTTGGCTTTCACCGGTCGGATATTCTCGCGGTTGTCAATCTCCAGTGCCACATTGTTAAAGCAGAACTGCCACAGCGGACTGTTGCTGAAGCTGATGAACGGCACGGGTGCCATCATTGCATTGTAGAGGTCTTCCGTGGGGCCGTTGAACTCAGAGTTGAGCTGGCTTACCACTTGCACGTAGGGTTCGGGGTTCTGTATGTTCAGCGACACTTGCATGTATGACTTCAGCACCGTGATGGGCACTTTCGACTTGTATTTGTCATAACCGAAGTACATGAATTGCACGCCCTTCTTGATGAGTTCGTCCAGACGGCCAACGAATAGCTCCGGCTGGAACGTCTTGCCAGGCGACAAGTGCATCCACCCTGCCTTTATCCATTGCTCATAGAGCGGGTGCAACGGTGAGCTTTCGTACTCGTCTTCGCTGATCCATACGTCGCAGTCTGCAAAGAACTCCGTACCGCGTCCGCTGGGGTGCTTGCGGGCTGCCAACCATCCGGGGCCGCTCCAGTCACCGCCGAGCGAGAAGTCAAGTCCGGTGAACACCACCCACCCTTGGTCGGCGGTGCATTGGTCTATGCGCATATCGCGTTGCAAGTGCTTCATGTCGTCACCTGTTATCCATTTGGACACCCGCGAACCCTGCCACATATTGAAGTCCTTCGTCAGCACCTCCTGCTTGGTGTCCTCGGTGCCGGTGGCGGCTTCGTGCAGTCGCTCGCGGTAGTAGGTCGGCTGGACGGTGGTGCCGATGGAGCGGTTCACCTTCTTGAAGAGTTCGGGGTCGTCGAGCTTCGTCAGGTCGTCGGTCAGTTCCCACTTGTCGAGCTGCAAGAGGAAGGCGCACCAGTAGTCGTCGGATGTGCGGATGCGATGTCCGAGAGGGTATTGCATCTCATGCAGCAGCGATGGTTCTACGTCGTTCTCAATCTTCGACTTATATGGGCCGTCTTTGACACGTCCAGCGGTAGTGGTGTGCATCAGCAGTTTCTCACGACGTGGACCGGTACTGCCCCAACAAGTGTCAACCGACGCTTGCATGTCGCAATGGCCGTTCACATAGCTTGGCTGTCCGTGCTCGTCGGCATGTACCACGCTGGCATAGTAACCATCCTTCGGAACCTTACCCGCTGCCATTGTTTTGATTTCGCCATTCATCGGGTGTCCGGGCTGCCAGTTCATTTCGTTTTTGGTCAATCGGAAGTACTTGCCGCCCATGCGCTTTGTGCATGTCGGGTCGATTTGCATGGCGAAACTTCGCACGGCTTTGAACGAAATTTTCGACAATTCGGCTGACGGGGCACAGATGAGCACCTGACCATTCACGTCGCCGAGGAAGCACGCCTCTACGAAATCGACCGCCGCGCCAAGTTCCGTCTTTCCACTCTTACGAGTAACGAACCAGTGCGCCTCATGCGTCAGCCGTCGCGTGTCCCACACCATGCCGTCCCGTACCCATTCCGTAGGCAGCAGCATGTCGCCGTCGTGGTATTCGCGCTCCATGCTGACGTCCACCTTGAAGGCGTAAATCTCGAAGATGAGCCACGCCTGGAAGGGCATCAGCCGCACGTGCTGCGAGCCGCGAGGGGTGGAGAACTTCAGCCCGCCCTTCACGTGTCGCCCGTTCGCCCACTGTCCCTCGATGGCCCGCAGCGACCGCTTCACCCGTTCGGGGTCGAGGTCGTAGGAGTCCATCAGACGCATTTCCTTGCGGATGCCCAGCAGCTCCATGAGGTTGGCGTGCGACCCCTCGTTGCTGATAGCGTCCTCAATGTATTGCATCAGTCGCTCGTCGATGCTGTTCAGCCTATCGGCATAAAGGGGCAGTGCCTCGGTGATGTCCCGCAGGCACTGCGCTTTAATCTGTTTAAGTTCGTCGAAGTCTTGCATAAATTAGAATAATGTTAGTTGTCGCTGTACTTTAACGTGATGATGCTGTCTTTCAGGTCGTACACTTTCATGTATAACTTGTAATTCTCATCCGACAGCGAATCGGTCTTGTGTCGCCAATAGTCGATGTACTGCTGAGAGTCATCGTTCAGACTTTGCTTCTGTCCTATAACGATGCCCAAATATATCGTCAATCCGAACAGAATGATGATGACTGCGGTTGCCGTTAAATTGAATTTCATACGTTAGTCCTCCACATTTAATTACATTGTCCCATTGTCCGGGATGGTCATCTTTTCGATTTTTACGATGGCAGTCTCAGCACAGCGGCGGCTCCAGTCGATGCGATACTCGTCTTGCCACTTGTAAGTGCGGACGGTTATCTCAAACGTGTCGCTCTTCCAATAGTCGCCCTTCGGCAGATTGTATGGTCGCCTGATGCACACGGCTGGGAATATCGCCAGGCGCACGAATGACTGATAGTCCTCGCTGCTCTTGCACTGCATCGTGACGGCATACTGATTGTCGGGGTCGAACCTCGCCAGCACTTGCCGGAAGTACTCAAACGGGGTCTTGTCGAAGATTTCGCTTTCCGGCTTACAATCGCCCTCGCTGTTGCGCCAGTACGATCCGAAGTCCCTCTCCATGATGTAGTGGATGTTGCGCCGTTCCTGCTCCGTGCATTGCGGCCACACCTTGTTGACCATATCCTCGTACACGCTCCATCTGAGGTGACTGCCAGCCATGCCGCCTTGCATCCACCACAGCACCTCGCGCCATTCTAAGTGTAAGTTAATCATACGTCAGTCCTCCTTATCCTTGTCCTTTCAGTTTTGCCTCGAACATGGCTTTGAGTGCTTCTTCACCACGTCCCATCTTAATCATCATCTGCCCTATCATGCCGTCGAAGTCGCTTGACTGCGATATGAGCAGGGCTACGAGTGCAAGGTGTTTCAGCTGCTGCGATTGCTTGGCTGTCACCTTCAGTACATTGTCGAGCATTCCCTCTGTCGAGAAGCCGCGTTCCTTCATGCCGAGCAGTCCTTGCGTATTGCGGTCGGCATCCATGATGATTCCGAGCAGGTACTTGATGAGTCCTTGCTTGTCTTTCAGTAAGTTGATAATGTCTGGTTGTTCCATATTTCGTTCAATTCGTGTAATTAATCCCGCTGTCGCGGTCTTGACTTTGCTCACGCTCGGCCATGCTCAAACACGTTTGGCATTGCTCTCGCTTACTCGCAAAGTTCGTGTTCTTAGTTTTTGCCCTTTGGCTTCTTGCGCTCCGTAGGTGCTCAGGCGAGCAGAGCTCGGAGTCCGCCGCAATCCCGCTTGTCGGGATAGCT